AAACTCCTTGATGAGGTTGACCTTGCAAAGAGTAAGTAAGCGAATTAGGTAAGCGGGATCCATAAAAAAACCTCTGTTTGGAAAAGACTACGAAATTAAACCAATGAAACGATTGAGAATAACTTTGTTCTGTATGTTACCCTTTGTATATTTCTTGAAAGCGGTTACCAATCCACGAGTTGTAGCAGTTTTCACATCTAGCTCTTCTTCATCGGTGGACATTGCGTCAGCTTTCAGCATATAGTATTCATCAAATCCATCGGCCTTGGATACATGAGATTTATTCTTCTTGAAATCATCTATCACAGGAGTAAGGTCAGAACCACGGAAGGCACGAAATGCGCAATCTTTGAATTCTCTGAGGGACACTATACGGAATCCTATGATGTTACATCTGGTTCTTTGTTTCAGTATATGCAAGAAAGCCTTGGAGGTATTATGTGTTCTATAATCAGCCTTCATTGATACATGCGTTTTAGGGTCACGGATGACTAGGTTACCAGAATAGTGCATCTTTCCGTCATGGTCTCTATATTGAGTGAGCGAATGTCCTTCACCATCCGTCAAGAATACAGTATTCACTACTTGTAGCTTGTTACGGGTCTGGAACTTAGGAATGATATCCAAGGCGGCCATAATAGTTTCATTCAGAGGAGTAGTACCTAGACCATAACCCGAATAACTAGAATCCCAATTAGAACCATCTCCAACATAACCTTTCCATATTCCAGAGAGTAAAGCATTAGCAACCAAGGTGAAATCTGAAGATGGCATTTTGGAAGAGAATAAATTCATCAAGGTAAAACCATTGAGTTCTAACTCTCCAGGTTTAGCATCCTTCTCGTATCGTTTGGTCTTATATTGTGAGGTAAAACCATATACTTCATATGGAATCTGTACAATCTTACAGAACATGACCAAGGTCAATAACTGTTTGATAGTGTCTTCCATATGTTTGCGCATTGAGCCTGACCAATCGATGAATAGGACCAGTCCATGCGACTTACCATTAGGAATGATAGTAATCTTCTTAAAGATATCTTCCGTGAACTGGTAAGCATAGATACGTTGCATGTTCAGGTCACCAGTCTTGGCGATAGCTGCACGTTTAAGTTGGTCAGCATTCTTGCGGAGTTCAAACTCTTTGGCCAAGTATGATACAGTCTTATTGGCGTCTCCTCTAAACTTGGCAAATAAGGTTGGTGTAATCTTGGCTGAGGCATGAACATCCAAAGTTCTCAACTCTTTGCATATCTCTTTATATGTTAGAATGATGTCATCGGAATTAAGATTTGGAACATTGACATAAACATAGTCAGCATTTGAATGTTCGTATAGGTCCTGTTCTTTCTCTCTGAAGTTATTATCCGTGATAGAATCCAAATCTTCATCTAGGTTATCACCTTCATCTGAATCTCCAGGTTCGTCATCCTCTTCAGGTTTGCCAGTTGGCCGTTTCTCCATCTCCTCTTCATCTTCATCATCCACTTCGTCATCACCAATGCCTTCGTCATCATCACCGATATCACCACCATCCGAATCTTCTGGATCGTCATTATCATAGGATCCTTCTTCTTTGCGTTTTTCGTTTTGTTCTTTCATGTACGCTTGGATCTTCTGAGCTATGATAACAGCTTCAGCAAAGGTTTCAGTTGATTCGGATTCCAATAACAATTCTTGTTCTTCTGGATTAAACTTAATCCCTAGAGAACCACCGCATTTAGTGTGTAGATTGATACGGTCAACTAACCTAAGTGATTGGAGGTTGTAACCATTGATGCCAAAGAAGTCTTGTTCTAGTAGCTCTTTGTATGCTTTGATGAATGAAATCTTGAGGCCTGGGAATTTACGGCGGATGAGTTTTTCAATACGGACATCTTCACATACATTAAGTACGGAACGATTGACACCACAATCTACGATTGAGTCATGCCAACCTTGTTCAGGTGTGTTGAGAGCGTGGCCTACTTCATGACCAATGAATAGGTCATATAGGTTGTTAGATAGTGCTTGTTTGAGAATAGGAATAACGAGCGTACGGTTTTTCAAGTTAAAGTGAGCAGTGGATACTTTCTTTTGCTCTACAATAATATTTTCCGTAGCCATTAATTTGGCAAGATTAGATTTCGAATCCAATAACATAATATAAGTCCATCACAAATTTCAGAATATGTGGTAATTATCTCACGAAAAGCTAATCTTGTCAAGCGCTATTTGCTAACTATATCATAGTCTTCGGTATCGAGGTCATTTAATTCGTAACCTTCTCGAATTTCTCGGAAGGTAACTCTCTTACCTTCCTTGTGTTCATATCTTTGTTTAAATTTATTATTGACTGTTTCAAAATCATCCACATAATCCAGATTCCTGTGAAACTTTTCTTGCGTTTTTGACACTTCTAACACTCCTATTAAAATAAAGTTGGGTACAACAGTTTGATATCAGATAAAGACAAACCAAGATCCAAATCACCTTTAAGAATACCGATAAACACTTTGGCTTCGTTTGGTTCCATGCCTTCTAAGATGTTAGTCAGTAGTTGGTTTCTCTTCTCCGGCGTCAAGGCGTCGGCCGTGGCGTTTCCCTTACTGAAAAGATATAGACGCTTCATCTCCGAAAACAAATTCGTCATGGATATGCCAGGTAACGTATCAATGGGCTTATATTGCTTAGGTAAAGCATCATTATACCATTGAGCATTTGGGTGGTAAGTACACTTAATCACTTCACGGAGAATAGGTGTATCATATCTAGCTAGAATATCATGCTTAGCCATAAAGTTTGGTGCTTGTCTTACTTCGGTTAATATCTCGTATATCTGTTTCATTAGAAATCCTCTAGTACATCCATTAAATTTTTAAGCTTCTTTGTTATGAAGTAGTTTAGAAGCTTAGATTTTGGTGCTGGTTTAGCATCTTCATATGCTTGGACAATATTATCCTTGATGTCATTAGGTATTTGCCGTAAGTCAATCAACAATTGATTACGAGAAAACCCAATTTTGATGTTTTCGTCAGCCCAACTAGTCCAATCCTCAGACAATAACTTAGTCAGAACACCCTTTGTAATGGGTTTCTGTCTTAATTCACGTACAAAGCAGTCTGATGGAGAGTATATATTAGGAATCCCATCTCCTTTATCACCTCGGATGATTTTTTCTTTCAATTCTACCAAAGGTTCAGCAGATTTTAAGAATTTCTTCATCGCCGGATTATATTGCTTGATGGAATACTTATTATCTTTGTGATTATACTGTTGCAACTGAAGAAAATCACCATCCGATGACACAATGACTACATTTTCATGCATCACATGTCTAGGAGCTAGTGTTCCGATGATATCGTCAGCTTCGGCACGGTCAACATCAATGACTTTGTACGGGAAATGTTCTTTTAGCTCAACTTTAAGTTTACCTAAGATGTCAAAAATCAAATGCCAATCTAACTCTGACTTTTCTCTTGATTTTTTACGACTGGCCTTATAAAATGGAAATACTTCTTTGCGCCAATACTGACGGTTATCACAGCACAAGACAATTTCACCATATTCCCCACGAAAATTCTTTACGTGAGTACGCAAGGTGTTCAAAGCCATGTGTCGGATCAAATCTTCATCATATTTGTTAGCACCTTTACCTGTAATCTGTGCCATTAACCCGGCCAATAAGACCTGGTTCAAATCAATCAATACCATATTATATACCTTAGTTGAATACTTTCAATAGGATTATATCACCATTAATTCTACCTGTCAAGCCTTGTTCGGTAGCTTTGATTCCGTCAAATGTGAGTTTGTATTGGCGGTTTGTTGCCTTTGAGAGAGCATGTAATATGTCATCTGGTTTGCGGAGTGTCTTAGAGCTTGATGAATTGGGTTCATAGCCATATATTGAAGTCCCTTTAATAGTTAAACCATCATTAGATTCAGCATTATATACTCCCAATTTTCTAGTCTTGGTATTAAACACCCAAAGCTGTTTAGCTCCGATTATTCCAATTGGATCGATACTCACCACTTTAAATTCCACATCATCTTTCTTGTATTGCAACTTTAATACTAACTTATCTGCCGGTTGTTTCGTTTTAGCCTTTGGTTTGCGAGTAATCTTAGAATTATTTACAATCCGATTAGCATCGTTTATAATTTGTTCAATGAATCATACAAATTTCTTAATATGTGCCTTGGTGAAGCAACTATATGCTTCATCTAGGTCCTCACCTGCTTTGCCAGACAGAACCAACTTAGGTTCATAGAGTTTAGCAGAAAAATGTGTTAGTATC